GCGCGTACGCCCAGAGTAAGGGTTTTCGGAGAGGCTGAGAAAATTCACCTTCGCGGGTTAAAACGAAGGGAACACCAAGACGGTCCATAATTTCGGCTTCCGTCTGAAATACGGCCTCCGAATAAACGGGGCCGGGTTCACGTAGCCAGGACATACGAAGGGCAGATCGGCGGGATTCATCATCCAGACACACGATCCACGCTGCCATCTTGCGGTGGTGTTCACGAATCAAATCGCTCGTCAAAGGACGGGTGAGCGGAAGACCCAAACCTCCCTTCTCTCTCGAAATAAATCGGGAGACAGGAGGTAATTTACGAAGCAAATGCTCCGAATTACGGAGAAAGCGACTCATCAACTTATCCGACATCTCACAGTCCCAACCACGAATTAGTGTTTGGGCCCGGCTACGAAGATCAGAGGAACTGGATACAATAGTATCCTTAAGATCAACATCATCACTTCGCAGCAAATTGAGATATAGAACAGGCTCAGACGACACCTGGTCTCGGTTGATATGAAACAATTCGGAATTGAGAGTTACATAATTCTCACTAACGAAATTCTTTCCAACCGATGGTTTCAGACCAGCTCGGGTTACAGTCTTAGACCAGAATGGATAAGTAAGGTCCGGGTTTGGTAATGTAAAGATTATATCATCACCATTAACTCGGATCAAATCACATTCCTTCTTACGGAACAAGGAGAAGGTCTCATCAGAGATTTCCTCCAAAACATGTCTCGTAAGGGCGAGATTAATCAAACAAAGAAACGGGAAACTGATAGGAGAACCCATCAATTGACCCCATTGTTGATACTCGCCATCAATAAGATGACCCAACAACGCCTGATGCAGACAAACCGCATCTTCATAGGGAATTCCAGATAACTGGACATACTCATCGAGGGCGGCATGGGACAAATCAGGATGTAGATTGTCCGTAGCCGACTTATAATCACCAGAGATGATGGAATAAGATTCACCCCACCAAGAAGGGTAGAGGAATCTTGAATCCCAAACATCCTGAACATCAGACACATAGAGTGGACGAGTAGCCAAGGCCGTAGCTGGGACATACCGAAGTAAGTCCCAGAGTGATTTTTGGTAAGAACGACACCTCTGATAAGG